TGTAACTTTTGTTACATCAGTTTCTCCAGTGCCATCAGAATAATTTGTTAATTTAATAACGTATTTTATACCTGATGTATCAACTAAAGTTTGTGTTGTAACTGTATCTGCCATATTAACTTCTTGGTGAACCTACAGCACTAACTTTACCTGCAGCTAATGTTATAGTGTCTGATGGTGCTTTTTCAATTGTAACATCATCTCCAGCTAAATGTAAATAAATTTCTCCTAATGTATTAGTATCAGAATCTTTTACTATAACTGTTTGTGCACCAGATGTAGCCACACAATTTACAAATTGAGCACTACCTATATTATTAGCACTTGGATTAGTTACTATCGCACCTTTAGCAATATATGTTGCCATTTTACTTTACTCCTAATTGTTCGTTTGTTTCTTTATCAAAATATCTATATAAATCTTCTCTTTTTATATTATGTGAAGCTACAACTTTTTCTACAGCTCCTTCAAATTTTTCTATAATATTTTTTTGTTCATTTTCTATAATCTTAAAAATGTCTTTAATCGCTTCTTTCATAACAGGCGACAATTCATTATAAGACTTAGAATCTATAACTCTAGTCTCTTTTACTAAACTACTGACCTTGTTTTTCATTAGTAACAGGTTCCATTTTAGGTTCAGGTTGAGAAATTTCAGGTTTAGAATCGCTATGTGGTTCTGTTTGAAATAACACACTAGCTAATTCTTTTCTTCTTGCTTCTAAAGCATCACCTACTTTATCTCTTAAAGCGTCTTTAAAAGCTTCGCCAGCTTCAGCCGCTTGTCCTAATGATAATTTGTCAATAAAATTTTTAACTTGTTCACTCATAATTTTCCTCACTTTCTACTATTTATATGTTTTGTATAGTGTTATTTTCATTATTTTAATCTTTTAATATCAGCATCAACCATCATTTCAATTAACTCTTTAAAACTTGTTTTTGGTTGCCAACCTAGTTTTTCTTTGGCTTTATTATAATTTCCATGTAAATGTTTAACATCAACAGGTCTTATAAAACGAGGATCTATTTTTACATATTTTTGCCATTCTTTAATACCAATACGATAAAAAGCAATATCCAATAATTCTCTAATAGAATGTGTTTCTCCTGTAGCTACTACATAATCGTCAGGAACATCTTGTTGTAACATTAACCACATAGCTTCAACATAATCACCAGCAAATCCCCAATCTCTTACAGAATCAATATTACCTAAAGAAATTGAATCTTGTAATCCTAATTTTATTCTAGCCACAGCATCTGTAATTTTTCTTGTTACAAATTCTTTACCTCTCAAAGGACTTTCATGGTTAAATAAAATTCCATTAGAAGTGAATAATGAATAACTTTCTCTATAATTTTTTGAAATCCAATAAGCATAAAGTTTTGATACTGCATAAGGACTTTGAGGACAAAATGGTGTATTTTCAGAAAGTAAAGATCCTCCAGAATTTCCATACATTTCACTAGTACTTGCTTGATAAAATTTAGTTGAAGGAGAATTATTTTTTATTGAATTAAGTATGTTTAAAACTCCACAAGCATTAATTTCGGTAGTTAGTTTACTTAATTCCCAACTTGCTCCAACAAAACTTTGAGCTGCAAGATTGTAAAATTCATTTGGTTTAATATTTTTAATAATATGATTCATGTTTCCATCATCTGTTATGTCGCCTGTAATTAAAATAATTTTTTCTTCAATACCTAAAAACTCAATATTACTTAAATTAGGATTAGAATACCTTTGCATAATTCCATATACAGTGTATCCTTTTTCTAACAATAATTTTGCCAAATAAGGTCCATCTTGACCTAAAATTCCTGTAATTATAGCTGTTTTTTTCATATTTTTTTATAAAATTTATCCTCCATAATAACTTTCATTAATTTGTTAGCACTTTCACGCCAACTATTTATATTGATATTTTTAGGATCAATTTTGTTTTTGGAATCATACCAAGATTTTATTTCTTCAATTAATTTATCTTTATTTAATGAAACATAATTTGCATGTTTTCCGCAAACTTCTCTATGTACAGGTATATCAGAACAAATAACTTCTACACCATGTAGAGATGATTCTATTATAGGCAAATCATAACCTTCTACTCTTGATAAATTTAAAGATGCTTTAGCATTTTTATATAATTTAGAAATTTCTTTATCAGACAAATAACCAAAATAAAATAATTTTTTATTGTATTCTTTATTTCTATAAATTTTTTTATATATTTCATTTTCATCTAACCAACCCGTTCTACCTGAAATAACTAAACATAAATCTAAATTATATTTTTCCCAAAGTCTATTCATTACATCTATTGCTAAAATATGATTTTTTCTAGGTTCTAGTGTGCCCACCATCATTAAATATGGTTTATTTTTTAAATTTTCAATTTCTATATCATCTATACCATTAAAATTTTCTTCTTTTAAATCCAAATTATCGCAACCTAAAGGCCAATAAGATATTTTTTTATGACACTTATTTAATTCATTAAAATAATTAATAACATCATTTGCTGTAAATTTTGAAATACAAATAATTTCATCAGCTATATCAAAAAATAATTTATTTTTATATTCGACAAAATCGTTTACAAATTGTTTGCCTGGAAAATTTCCTGTAGGATTGAAAAAAAAATGAGGAAATCTTATAGGTATAAGATCATAACACACACAAGAAATATTAATGCCTAATAATTTTGCCATCGAATAAAAATTAAAATAATGTTTCCAAACACCTTGAACTAAGTCTAGTATTAAAATGCAATCGCCTTTTTGTAAAACAATGTCTTTTTTAAAAGTTGACAAATCATTATTAGTAAACAAATGTTTTAAACTAACAGTTCTATTATTTTGTCCATAAAATGGAATAACTTCAACGTTATAATTTCGTTGAATATAATCACTAGTTAAATTTTTTACAATTTTTAATACAACTCTTTGAATACCTGAACCTGGATTATATAAAAAAGTTGGAGTGATATCTACCAATATTCTTTTGTATTTCATAATTTATTTAATATAAGTAATTAATATAATCAAACTACTTATAAAGAATTAGGTTTTTTAATATCAGGTTTAATATCAGTTTGTACATCTAAAGTTTCTTTATCGGAACCTTCTTTTTTAATTTCTTTATCAATCTCTTCCATATCTCTATCACTTTGTTTTAATATATTCTTACGAATGTATTTGTGTGAAAAATATTTACCAACATAATTGGCCATACTATCAGCTAAAGCAATACGATCTTTTAACATTTCACTTTCTTTTAATTCAGAAAAATGACCATCTGTTAAAAAATCGTAACTAAGACCTGAATGTATTGTAGCCCAATCTTCATCAGCAATAATACCTTTTAGTACTAATTGTGTTCTTAAAATATCACTGAATAGTTCTGTAAATTTTTTTCTTAATCTACCTACAAACTTAGTAAATTTTAATTCATCTCTACTAATTTCAGCGGCTCTTCCCATATTAAAACCAGAAGATGTTTCTAATCTACTAATTGGAACGTTAAGAGAACGGTATAATTTCTTTTGGAAATATTCTATATCAGCAATTTCTCCTAAATTTTGGCCGCCTGGTAACGTAGTGATTTCAGTTCCTCTACCACCTTCTCTACGAGGTAACCAATAATCTTCTAACATGTTCATGTAATTTCTATCATCTCTGATTTCACCTGTATTAGCATCATAGACAAGTTTATTTCTATAACGTGCCATTACATCTCTTAAATATTGTTCTGCTTTAATTTTAGGAAGATTACCTACATCAATATAAAATATTCTTCTTTCAGGTGCTCGAGCAATACGATAGATAACCATCGCATCTTCAATCATACGTAATTGATTTACTGATTTAATTGCCTTATGTAAATAAGACAACACTTGATTTCTATTTTGATCTACTAATCCTGAGTTAGTGTAAGAAATAGTATCTGGAGAAATTCTTACTCCTGAACCTGATGTTCCGCCTGAAATACCTCTTTCATTAAATAAAAAGTATTCTTCAAATTCAGTTACCATGTCTAAACTTCCTGATGATCTTGATTTTCTAACTTCTCTTACTTTTTTAATTTTTCTAGGATCAATGTATTTTAATTCTACGATACCATTTCTAGGATTTTCTCTATCAATAACTTTTTGATAATACATACGACCATCTACATACCATCTTCTAAAAATGTCGTGGCCTTTTGTGTTGAAATCCATTAAACGTAAAATGGTTTTAAATTCATCTTCTATTTTTCTTCTTACTTCAGGACCAAATGGTATATTTGATAAATCAGGAGTAACCGAATCTTTATTTTCATTTACAACAATAGCTTCATTAACAATATCATCTATCGCTGTGTCGCACTCTGGATGTAATGAAATTTCTCTATAACGTCTTACTAAGTCCGCCTCGTTTTTAGATGTACCTTCTAAATCTAAAAATTGTCCAAAAGCACCACCAACAGCAGAGACAGTTGTTGCGCCATCGTCAGCAGCAGGTATACTAAAACTTTGTTTGGGGTCTTGTTCTCGTTTTTTACGTGTGATCGAAAATCCAAATAGATCGGCCATAATTTATATCCTTTTTACACCACGTTTATGTTTGAGAATTGAGTGATGTGTTTGTTTCATAATATTATTTATAAGTCTAAAAAGAGCCGCTTTTAGGCGGCTCTTCTTAATATTAACTACTATGTAGTAGTATTTGTTTCAAAGTATTGGTATGCGAATGTAACAACAAATTGTTCAATTGCTGTTTGTTCGTCATACGTTAAATCAATAGCACCGATATCTTTTGGAAAAAGACCTCTAAGTGTGTATGATTTAATAACGTTACCGTTACGATCTAAATGATCTACAAATGAATCTACCTGATAGTCAGCTGGATTTGTTAATCCTTCGTTATCAGTCATATTGTTGATACCATTTTGCCATCTTTCAAAAGCATTTCTTAATTTGAAGTTTGAATCGTTATAAACTGTAACAGTCCAATCCGCAAATGTTCTATCTCCTGCTATTTTGATTGATCGACCTCTAAACTTAACGTCAACCTCACCAAGTGTCATAGCAGGTATAGTTGTTGCTCTACATAAGAAAGCAAGATCTTCTATTTCGCCACCAACTTGAGCATAACCTGGGAAAGGCATTACTACCTTAAACTGGTTAGCACGAGCGCCGCCGCCAGAAAGTTTAGCTTTGAAGTCATTAATGTTTGCCATTTTTTTGTTCTCCTATTCTAAATTATCCTGCTATTTCTGAAAAAGAAACACCAGTTCTGGTTGCTATAAACGATAATGTAATAAAGTTGATACTTCTAGCAGGTTTAACATATATTTCTGCTACAAATTCATTTTTATCAATTACGTCGCCTGTATTATTCGTTTCATCACAAACTACTAAAAAGTCTGTAAGACCACGTCTACCTTGTACTTCTCGTAAGAATGGTTCAACGATATTTCTAAAGTTTGCTCTAGTAAACTCGTCATTAAATTCAAACAATTGGAACTTAGCAGCTGTAGAGATTGCTTTTTCTAAAGTGATAAACAATCTTCTAACGTTGATTCTATCAAATGCAGATGGAGCACTTAATCCTGTTTTATCTCCAAACAGTATAGTACCTTGACCAGGGAAAGTTACCACTGGATTGATTCTGCTTCTGTATAGATCATCTCTTTGAGTTTTATTAGGATTGAATGCTAACTTAACCGCACCTCTAATATTACCACGGTTGTAACCAGCTGGTGAATACCAAGAGTCAGCAATTAAATCAGTTCTAGCCGCAAGGCCAGCCAAGTCGCCATTTAATGGAACGTATCTGTAAACATCATTGTATCTATCATACTGATACTTGTATCCACTATCAAATACAACATAAGAAGATGATCTGATACTAGAGTAAGTATTAATGACATTAGTACTTTGAGTATTATTAGATGTTACATTAACAACGTCTGATCTCAAAGGAGATACAAACGCTATAGCGTCTTTTCTATTTTCTGCTATTGTAATCATATTATCAATGTGAGTTGTATCACACGAACCTGCGATAATTAAACCTACATCTACTGTTTCAGCGTCTAAGAATTTTTGATACGCCGTATATCTTTGTCCAGTAGTTACAGCTGAACCATCAGCACCACCTGAAAGTGCTTCAGATGTTGGTGTAGTTACTGCTGTGTAAGTTACGCCTGCTGCTGCAGATCCCCAATTAGATCCTGAAGCATTATGATCCATCCAATATACGTATTGAGATTTACCAAATAAAACATCCACGTAGTAATTAGAATCACCTTGTGGAGTTTTTGCGTCAGAAGCTTTTGATAATTTAGAATAAGTTTCTAAAACTGAACCTGGAGTTCCTGAAATAACACCGTTTGTGTCTATAACAATTACGTGTATTTCATCATTAGAACCACCTCTAGCAGATGCGTAAGGTGAAGTTGCCGGAGCACCAGATACTAAATCATAATATCTCCAACGTCTCCTTACGTTAGCTCCTGTAACTACAGCGGCATATAATCCACCTGTACCTGTTTCAGCTCTAACAAAACTAACGCTTGGTGAAGAAACAGCAGTTACTCTGTATTTGTAACCATTGTAATCAGTACCAGCGGCTGTATCAGAAAATTCTAATATGTCGCCTACGTTAATACCTGTAGTTGAAGATAATGTTAATGTTGTGTCGTTTACGTTAATTGATCCGTCATTTACTGTAGTTATAGCATCTTGTTGATAAGCTGTTGCGCTTGGACAAGTTGCTACTGTTAAACTATTACCCCAAGAACCTGCTGTTTTAGAAGCAAAAGTTCCTACTGAAGCTTGTCCAGTGGAATAGTTATTAGTATAGTCAGAACTATTTTTTATTAAAAGACCACTACCATTAGAGGTAGCGTTTTTAAGACTTGTATTAGTTGCTCGTACTACTCTTAATGCGTTAGAGTATTGTAGAAAGTTCGCTGCGCTAAACCAATCTTCAAAGTTAGTTGAATTTGGTTTGCCAAACGTATCTACTAATTCTTGCTCGCTAGAAACCGTTACGATTTCATCAAGTGGACCTTTAGAGAATTGAGCTGCTATAGCACCTACCGAAGTAGATACAGCAGGAATAATTCTTGTTAAGTCTCTTTCCTGTACGAGAACACCTGGTGATACTTGAAATGCCATTAGGTTTTCTCCTTTTTAATTAGCTAATTTTAACATATATAATTCAAAACTCGTATTATTCATACGCCCATAGTCAAAAGTTATCATACGTGTATCTATTTATAAAACGCGTATTTTTGACGTTTTATTAATAATCTTCACCTTTTCTTATATGAACAGGATGCCACATTTCTCCATACTCATCTTTAAAAGGCTTGTTTTCTTCTGTTTCTACACCATCATCAATAAATCCAAATGGTGCCATATCTTGTTCTATTATATTAGACTGTTCTTCATATAACTTAGAACGAACATCAGAATTACTTAATTCTTTAAAGTATGTCTGGTTTGATAACCAACCAAATATAATAAGACAAGTCATTAAATCATCATTACAACCTTCTTCGGCCATCCAAGAGTTGTGTCGTCTAGCAAACGTTGACATCTCTCCTATAATATTAAAATCATTAATAATAATCTTGTCTGATTCCACAATTGTTTTTAAATTAGAACAACCAATTTTTTTAATCTGTTTGGTCATACGAATACCTAATTGACTTCCTCTACCACTAAATCCTGTACCTAATACTTGGCCAGCTCTACCTCTTTGTGTAGTCATCAATACGTTGTCATATTCCAAATCAAAATGTATAGCATCTGATATTTGTCCACCTAAATCATTTACTTCTACTAATACGTGAGCTCTATTAAAGGCCTTACATGTTTGTTCTATAATATTAGGAAACACTAAAGGTTTAATTTCATTGTTACGATATTTGGCCACAACTTTATATGGCATCTGTGTAACATCAAATATAACAAAAGCAGAATAGTCTTTTGTAATACCTCTTGCTACGTCAACAGTACAAACATAAATTTTGTTTTTATCTGGCCTTTCAAATATATCTAAGCCGCCTCTTGACTCTAATGGTGGAACGTAAGGCATTGTTTTAATTTTAGCTGGAGATATAAGAGTATCAATAGATCCTAAAAATTCACACTCAAACTCACTAGCAAACTGTTCTTTACTTGTATTACGTATTGTTTCTTCTTTCCATTTTTCATCACGGCCTGGAACTTCTGACCAATGAACGTCTACCGGAATATAATCATTTAATTTGTTTATAGAATCAGTCCACAATTTATAGTACATATTCATTCCGTGAGGAGTTGATACTATAACCATTTTAGTATTCTTACCAGAAGATATAGTAGGAAACACCGAACTAAAAAATTGTTCAGCAATAGTTGCTGGTACGAAAGCAAACTCGTCTAAAAATATTATGTTATAAGAACCTCCTCGAATGGCACTTGAAGATGTAGCAGCGGCCACTATCTTACTACCATTTTCTAATTCAATACTACCTTTATTCCAGTTTAATACACCTTGTTGTAAAAACTTTGGTATATTTTCATAAGCTAATTGTAAACGACCTAATATATCTCTAGCTGTAGAGGATTTGTTGGCCAATATGGCAATGTTACAGTTTGGATTAAACAAAGCATAGTGAAGTAAATAAGATACAATAGTTGTTGATTTACCTGATTGTCTAGGTAGTTTACATATAGTAAAACGATTATTGTGTATTGTGCCTACTATTTCTTTTTGAAAGTCATACATTTTAAAAGGTACCAAACCTTCGTCTAAAGAAACAATCTTTACATAGTTCTGAATAAAATATAAAGGGTCTTTAGAACACTTAGCAAATTCTTCAATTTGTTCTTGTGTAAATTCTACAGTAACATTTACCTTTTTTAAATTTGGATTACCTAG